TTTATATCAACAAGAGGTTGGTTTTAATGATGATGGATCTCCTATGACTAATGTATTTATAGAAAGTTCAGATTTTGATTTAGGTGATGGAGAACAATTTACTTTTATCAAAAGAATTATTCCTGATTTAAAATTTTTAGAAAATGATAACGCTGGAAATGTAAATATAGTTATAAAAACAAGAAACTTTCCAGGAGAGTCTTTATCTACTAACTCAATTAACGCTATTACAGAAACAACTAAACAAGCTTTTGTAAGAGGTAGAGCAAGACAACTTACCTTGAGGTTTGAGTCAGATGATGACGCAACTGATAACAAAAATTTATCTATAGGGTGGAGGCTAGGAGCAACAAGAATTGACGTTAGACCTGATGGTAAAAGATGAGCAAAATCTTACAGACTCAATTGCCTATAGCTGTAGGTCCTGTTAATTCAGAATTATTTAATAGATTAGTTAGAGTATTAGAAATAAACCTTGCATCTGTTGATGTTGACAATACCAGGCAAGTAAATGATACCGACAAAGAAACTCAAAACTTTATAGCAGGAAGTATTATATGGAATACCACACTAGGTGTGTTACAGGTATATACTGGATTCAAATGGGTTGATATAGGTGAAAGACTAAACAATTTTGGTTTTGAAACACAAGCAACCCTAGGTCAAATAACCGTAACAACTAACGGTAACGTGTCAATTGACATTACCAGTAGTTATGAAGGATATGGTGTAGAAAAATGGTACAGCTAGCAGAAAAACCAGAATACCAATCAAAAAATATTTTACTAAACTATCCCGCTGATTGGTACATTCAAGACAAAACATTTAACGCTGTTAAAGAGTCTTTACCAAAAATTATAGATTTTTACGAAAACAAAGGTAATACATCTCCTAAAAAAAATGAACTAAGTAAGATTATTAAAGAGCCATTTAAAGATGTGTATACGGTTCCTTTCTTTTCTGAAAAGTATTGCAAGATACTTGTAGACGAAATATCACACTTAGAAAATTTTTATGGATTTGAACCTAACCCAGAAGAAGATTCCTTAAGACAAATACCAGAAATAACTTTTCAAGATAATTGCCCAGAGATATATCAATCTTTAATGCAAACGATATATACTATAGGTAATCCTATATTCTTAAATATTTGGAATAGGCACGTTAATGGCGGAGCAATTCAAATAGCTAATTATAATTTAAAGGATAAAAAGCAAGGCGCTTGGCATCATGATGCTAGCGCTGATATTAGTATGGTCGTTCCTTTAAATACTGGTGAGTATCAAGGAGGCGGAACTGAATTTTTAAATCGTGGTACAGTTGAGCCATTACCTACAGGCCACGCTCTAATCTTTCCAAGCTTTACCCACATGCATAGAGGCTTACCGGTAAAGTCAGGAAATAGATACTTACTTGTATTTTGGTTAAAATGTATAGAAGAATAGGGTAGAATTTAAAAATGAATATGATAGATAACTCAGGAAAAGGATTAGCAGCTCTAGGACGCAACGAAGATCGCTTTATGGCGCACGTTGCACAAGGCGAAATGGTGGTTCCACCAGTCATCTCAGACAACACAAGAAACATGATACGCCAAGAAATGGCAGCTGTTGGTTTAAACCCAAATGAATACCAAGTTGGCGAAGGAATGTCTATTAACCCTATTACGGGTCAAGCAGAGTTTGGTTTTCTTAAAAAACTAGCAAAAAGCGTCAAAAAGGTAGTTAAAAAAATAGCACCTATAGCAGCGGTTATACCTGGCCCTTGGCAACCGTTTGCTGCTGTTTATCAAAAAGGAGCTGCCGCACTCAAAATTGCTAAAGGTGAGGGTGGTCTTGGAGACATCATGACCCTAATGGCTGGTGGTAATCAAAGTGTGTTTGGTAAAGATGGTGCGCTTACATCTATTACCTCTGGTGGCTATAAAGATATTGGTGGAGGATTTTTTGATTCTCTTGGTAGTATAGGATCTGTTACTCAAACAGATGCAGCGGGTAATATATTAAAAGACTCAGCTGGAAATGCAATCACTAAATTTAATCCTTTGTCATACGCAGGTAATGTTGCAAAAGGAATGGCTAGCGATCAAAAGCAAGGATACTTTGGAGCTTTTGGTGGTGGAACAGGTGAGTTTAATGTAAATACAGGATTGTTTGAAAATTATGATTTAGTACCTCAACTTGATGCAGCAGGAAAAGTTGTATTAGATGCTAAAGGCAATATTCAATATGCAGATTCTACTCAAGGTTTTAATCCGTTGGCTCCAAAAAGACATGTAGTTCAATCAGGAGATACTTTATTTGATATTGCAAAAGAAAATGGAATGTCTGTTGCAGAATTGCAAGAATTAAATGGCATTACTGGAACTGTTATTCAACCAGGTCAAATTATTAATACTACTGGCGGCAACATATTTAATAAAACAGGAAACCTTATTAGAAGTGCTGGAAGTGGTGCTGGTGATGCTATAAAAAGTTTAGTTAGAGGTGGTGCAGGTGTTCTTGCAGGAGGAACAGCCGCAGGTGGCGCTGGCATAAACCCTCAGATGGCTGCTTTAGCTTTGTTATACGGTAAAGCCGTTAAAGATGCAGCTAGAAAGACTGAAGGTGGTATGACTGATATAAGACAATCTCTTAGACCAGATTTAAACCCACAACCTGTATATTCTGGTTTTGATTTAGGTATACGAGCAGCAGCGACTGGTGGCCCAATTAATAGACAATATTTTGCAGATGGTGGCCCATCAGACAGCGTTAACTCTATTTTAAAAGACACTACTTGGATGAATCAATTGTCTCCAGCTACTAAAGCAAAAATTACTGCAAGTCAAAAAGAAGCTTTTGCCAAAGCATTTAAAAAAGCTCGCGCAAAAGGCGAAGGCACTAAATTTATGCAAGGTGGAAATAATTACGTTGCCGTTACTAAAACAGACTTAAAAAATAAAGGTTATAAAACTAATGAGTTAGCTGCTTACAATAAAAATGGTGGAAAGCCTAAAGGTTTTTTTGAGGGTGGGTTAGCTGCAATAGGCGAGTTAGACATGCGAGATGGTGGTGAGTCAGAAGGACCAGGTACTGGAACTTCAGATGATATACCTGCTATGTTAAGTGATGGTGAGTTTGTTATGACAGCTGCTGCTAACAACGGCGCTGGTGGTTTCCAACTAAATAAAACAAAAAAAGGCCTTGAGTTAATAGCAAGCAGCAAACCTAACAGAAAAAAAGGTGTACAAGTAATGAACAATTTGATGGATATTTTTGAAGAATATAATAATGTTGGGAGAATGGCATAATGACTCCAGAAGAATATTTAGCTACGCTATCTCCAGAACAACAACAACAATTTTTATCTTTAAGTCCAGAAGAACAACAACAAATAACTAGCGGAGGTGCTGGGGTACCAGCGGCACCAAATACAGTAGATCCTGTTCTTCAATCACAAAACATACAAGAATCTATAACAGATCCTCTTATACGCCAGCTTTATTTTGGTACTGAAGACAAGCCTGGATTTTACAATCAAGTACAACAAGCAGGCGCAAACCTAATAGGTAGTGACGTACCTTTACAACAAACAGCTGGATTGTCAGCTCAAGAGCAACAAGCTGCGCAATTAGCCCAACAAGGGTTAGGATCATTTCAACCGTATTTTCAACAACAACAAGATTTAATTAATGAATCTATAGGCAACGCAAGAAGAGCTGAAAGTGTTCAAGATCCTTTTTTAAGAAGAGCAGAAAGTGAATATGACTTAGGTTTACAAGACACTTTATCTGGTATTGACCAGTCAAGAAACTTATTAACAGGAGCTGTAGACAATTTTGGCAACAGACTTTCAAATGTAGAAGGAAGAAGCCAAGCAGCAGTTGATAGATTTGGAAATAGACTCTCAGATGTAGAATCAAGAAGTCAAACAGCAGCTGGTAGATTTGGTCAAGATTTAAGAGGTATTGAATCTGGTGCTGCAAGAGATGTTAACCAATTTGGACAATCTTTGGGTGGAGTTGGCAGACAAGCTATTGGATCCGTTGATGCTTTTGGAAACCGTTTAGGTGAATCTGAAAGCTTGTTAAGAGGTACTTTGGGCGCTTATGACCCTAGCATGACTTCACAATTTTACAATCCATACGAAGATCAAGTAGTTCAACAAACTATTGATGATACTATGAGAGCTGGAGATCAACAGGATATAGCTGCAAGAGCGCAAAATATTTCTGCTGGTGGAGAGTCTGCTTTTGGTTCTAGAGCTAGGCTTGGTGCTGATGAAAGACGAGAAGCATTAGGTAGAGGCTTGGGAGATGCTCTAGCAAATATTAGAGGACGTGGTTTTCAGGCCGCACAACAAACAGGCCTTGGAGAATTTGCTAGACAAAGAGACGCTGAAAGAGCAGCAGCATCTGGGTTATCCGGATTTGCTGGATCTAGGCTTGGAGCAGAGCAACAAATGGGTGGTACTTTAAGAGGACTAAGCGCAGATCAATTAGCAGCTCAACAAGGATTATCTAATAGATTTACTTCTGGCGCACAATCAAGGCTAGCAGCAGATCAAGGTGTTATAGATTTATTGGGTAGAACTGGACAACAACAACTTGCAGCTCAACAAGGAAATATTGACTTGTTAGGGCGAACTGGACAGCAACAGCTAGCAGCGCAACAAGGATTGGCTGGTAACTTACAACAGTACGGCCAAAGCTCCGCAGCTGCACGACAAGGGCTAGCTAGTGGAATGATGGGAATTGGTCAAACAAGAGGAGCAAACGCTGCAAACTTAGGATCTAACTTAGCTGCTTACGGTCAACAAATGTCTGGATTAGGTACAAACTTAGCAAACCTTCAAAGTAATCAAAGAGCTGAATTGGCTAACTATGGTCAAGTTTCTAGAGGCATTAATGATATGGCAAATCAAAGACAGTTCCAGCAACAAACAAGTCAACAAATAAGACCGATGCAAACTCTTCAAGGTATAGGTGCTATGTTACCAGGGTACCAACAAACTCAAACAGGCATTCAATCTGCCTACGGTATGGCTCCTGATCCTACGGCTCAAGGCCTTGGTGCAGCATTCTCAGCTTATGGAGCTTTAGCACCAAGACAAGGTGGAACTACTAGAGTATGAATTTCCTAAATAGACAAATGTTTCAAGATGGTGGTGGTGCTAATCAAGAATATGTGATTCGTACAGATAAAAGTATTCAATATTACGATCCTGCAACCTTTGAACAACAATTAAGATCTCTTTCTGACAGCGAAATATTTGCTTTACAAAATAGTGCTACTAATCAAGAAATATCTTTTACTCCTGGTTTGTCAAACATCCTTGATTCTGTAGTTAAGAAAAAAAGAATGCCTGTATATGCAGAATACAAAGAAATTGATGAATTATTTCCTAACAATAGCATTCGTAATGTTGATCCTAATTATGGAAATGAACTTAGTTATGGCTCTGTTGCTGGAGATTATGCAAGAAGAGCAAAAGGTATTTACGGGCCTGCTTTACGAGGAATTACAAACTCATTAGTTTCAGAAGATACAATAGATAAGTATCCTTTTTTAAAAGGAATCTCAGAATATGATTCTCCTTACTACGGAGAAGGCTCTGGAATAATACAAGATTTTAGATCTGCGGAAGCTAGAGGAGGAAGAACAAAAGAAGAACTTGATGCTATATTAGGCGAAGGTTTGCAAACAATTCCAGGTCAACAAGTACAAGATTTTCAAGCGGATATTGACGGATTTGTTGGCCCAGCTCAACCTGGTGTTGACGTTGTAGATGAAGCGATTGTTACTGAAAGTTCTGGAGTTACTCCTAGGTTTGAAAGCGAAACTTTAAGTTTAGAGGGTGGCCCTTTTGATATGGAAACTAGAAGACTAGAGTATCAAAAAGAAATGATTGGCAGAGATGAATTTGGTAATTTATTGCCCGAAGGAAGGTTAGAACAAGATGACGAAATATCTCAATTACTAGAAGATATAAAACCGGCAGAACAAAAAGTAGATGTAGATAAAACTCAAGCCGATACTTTAGCTGAAATTGACAATAAGTTTGGTGGCTTATCTCAAGATGAGTTTAGAGATGAACTAGATAAAGATTTATTACCTACTATGCCTAGCATTTCAGGAATGCCAGAGTCACAAGATCAGGAGACGCTTACAAAACAAGGCGATCCTATAAGTAGAAAATTAGAACAACCAGGATTCTTTGGGTCTAATAGATTTTTAGACTTTATTAGAAACGTTGGTGGTGAACTTACAAGAACTGGCGATATAGCACAAGGTTTAGGATTTGGAGCAGCTAAAGCGGCTGAAGAAAGAACAGCTAGAGAGTTAATAGAGGGTCAAGAAGAAAGAGACTATCGAATGAAACTAAGGCTTGCTAAAGCTGAAGCTGATCTTGAACTTCGTAACCAAGGGTCAGAAGGAGCTTCAGATAGTATGAAGAAAGAGTTAAGAACTGTAGCTCAAGAAGTAAACGCTGATTACAACGATATTGTAAGTGCTAAAAACACTTTAGAGATTGTAGGTCAAGTTGAAGACATTATTATGAATAAAGATACAACTTCAGTAAAAGCTATTACTGGCGAAATCTTTGAAAAAGTTGGAGCGTTCTTTAATGTAAACGGACAACCCGAGGCAAGTGGAAAAAAATGGGAAGACTTAGAACCTAGAACAAGAGTTAAAGTATTGTTAAATCAAATTAAACAAAAAAATATTAGAGATATTTTAGGTGAGTCTGGTAAAACTATTTCTAACTTAGATAGACAAATTGTTGATGAGTTGGTAGGTAGTTTAAAAATTGGTACAACACCACAAGAAACTCTTAAAGCTTTAGAAATGACAAGAACAAGTATTTTTAATAACTTATCAACCTCTCAAAATAGATTAAAAACTAACTTCTACTTTGCAGAAGCAGAGGGCGGTATGTATTTAATACAAGATAACAGTAATATTATGCAATATTTACAAACAGGAAATTTACCCTCTAGGTTGTACACTAGTAGATACAACGATAATTCTGCTCTTAAAAAAATTACCCTTGAGGGTTAATCATGCAAAGATTTCAAGTAGAAATAGCTGATGGAATTAGCGAAATAGTTGAAGCTGAAAACGAAAACGAAGCAAGAAAAAAAGTTAAAGCAATAATTGCAACAGGCGCAGTATCTCCATTTTACGACAAACTTCATTTTGATTATGAAACAGGCGTTAGAGGTAAGTTTGAAAGAAAAGTTGATGAGGGTACAGAAAAAGAAGGAGGTCTTAGAAACCTTAGAGCGCAATTGGCCAGAGCTGAAACTAATGGAATAATTGGTTTTACAGAACAAGATCAAGTGTTGTCAAATTTTGTTGGATCTTCAGGATTTACTAGAAACACTAGAGGACAAGTTGCCTTAACTCCCGCTGGTTTGGAAGAACTTGGACTACCCGTTCAATATAGAACTCTTTCTGATGGTTCTAAAATGCCGTTAAATACTATTATTGATGAAAATGATTTTGGTTTTAAAACCGGAGACTTGTCAGACTTTGCTGGAATTGCTGGACCTATAGGAGGAGCGATTGCTCTTATGTCACCTCAATTAAGAGTTATTAAAGGCTTGACTGCTTTGTTTGGAGGCAGAGAAAGGATTGCAAGAATGTTTGCAGCTGGTATTGGCTCAGTTACAGGTAAGGCAGCTGAAGAGGCTTTAGACTACCAAGAAGGTTTTCAGTTACAAGAAAGAGATGAGTTAAAGAATTTATTTGGTGGTGAGTTTTTGTTTGGATCTATAGGTCAAGGTGCTGGTGAGCTTTTTGGTATGGGGTTTAACTTATTGTTAGGTAAAACAGCCCCACGAGCAGATTTAAGATTAAATCGTCAACAAGCAAAAGGCAGATCAACAATTGACATATTAAAACTAGATGCAAAATTAGGCAAAGAAGCTACAGACAAACAAATTGCTAAAGCGGTAAAGGAAGGTCAAATAAAACAATTTGATTGGAAAGGGCTAGCCTCTCAAGCAACATTGGGAAGAAAGCTTCCTGGTAGATTGCAAGATATTTCTGAACAAGTTTTAGGCAACACAAGAGATAAAGAAACGGCTGCATATTTAAGAGCAGAAATAGATAACTTATTAGAAAATATTGGTGGAGAAAATGCTTTGCATCAAAAGTCTATTTCAGATGCGGTTAAAGGCAGCCTTGATGAACAGGTTGATGCATCTTTACAAAAATTAAGATTAAAAGAAAAAGATGTAACATTACAATTAAAATCATTAATAGAAAGCGTTGTAGATGATGCAATTGAAGTTGGTAATTACGCAGACGCACCAGGCAGAAGTTTTTTAGGTCGTGAATTAAAAATAAATTTAAGCAAAGCTAGAAAGGAAGTTATTAAAGATTTGGGAGAGAAGTATCGTGAGGTTGATAAAGTATTTAACAGTATGGTCAGTCTTGAAGGAAAAACAGTAGGTTCAGCAGAATATTTAATTGCTGCAAATTTAGATAGGGTAATTAGAAATACTATTAATAAAAATATTGTAGATTCTAAAAACTTAATAAAACAACATAAAGATGCAGATTATTTTTGGAATGTAAACAATAAAGATGAATTAGATGCAGGTATTGTTTCAAAAATAGAAAAAGCTTTAGATACATTTCAAGCAAATGTTGCAAACCCTAATGTTCCAGTTAGCTTATCTCATGTAAGAAACGCATATTCAAAACTTAATACCATATCAAGAGATACACTTGAAGCTAGTACAGAAAGAAAAGTAATCTTAGAAATAATGAGAAAGCTTGACGATTCGATTGTTAAAAATGGTGAAAGAGTTGTTCCGGGAAGGCCAGACAGCATATTAACTCAATTAGAAATTGAAGGTGTAACTGAATTTCAAGAAGCACTTGCAAGAAACGTAGATTTTGGTGATGCTAAAAAAGCATTAGGAGATGTAGGTTTAACTGTTGAAGATAAAGCTGTACAGCAGCTTAACCGTTCTATTGAAGAATTAAGAGCAGCTAACAAACTTGCTGCTGAAAGAATGGCTCCTTTTGATAGTATTGCGTCAAAAAAAATAATCTCTAATGCTCAAACAGGAGCTTATGACGCTAGCGAAGTTTATAAAGTTGCAATCTTAAATGGCGAAGCAAAAACCTTAGATGACATATTTAAAGCTCTTAATCAATATGACAAATATATGGTTCAAGCAGGTAAAACTGGAGCAGCTGAAAAAACTCTTAAAGGACAAATTAAACAAAGATTATTTGCTGACGCTTTTAGATCTTCAACAGATATGGTTGATGAAACAATTGACTTCACAACATTTGCAAAACAAATAAATAAATTTGAAAGAGATTATCCTGGTAAGTTAGATTTATTGTTTACTGATTCAGCAACAGGGAGAAATACAGCAGACCTTGTAAGAAATACAGTTGCTCAAGTTAATAAAATTAATCCAAGACTTAAGCCTAAAGATATGAAAAATTTAGTTAGTGACTTTACAACGTCTAACAAAGGTTTAAGTGCTAGCGATCAGGGCCTTGCATTTGTTCAAGGATTAAAACAACTGGCTAAAGCTTCTGAAAAAAGATTAAAACTAGAATCTAACAGAGCCGTATCAGAGTTGCCGTTAAAAGGTATAGATGAAACGGTTAATATTATTTTTAGACCTCATGCTTATGAAAACATACAAATCTTAAAAAGAACGTTAAAAGATACTCCTGAAATATTTACCGCTATCCAACAGGCAAGCATGCAAAAACTTTTATCTAAGTCTATAGATTTAAATGGCAAAGGAAGAATTACAGATCTGTTTAAATCTGGTAATTTAAAAACAGCTTTAGATTCTTATGGTGATGAAACTTTAAATGCTATGTTTGGCAAAGAGTTAACACAAAATTTAAGAAACTTTCAAAGATCTATTGATGTGTTAACTAAACAAGAAGCAGGCAGAGGGGGAGCGGCTGGTGGACTGGTTGCTGCGGGTATTGGTGCTAGTCTTGCGTTAAATCCTATTGCAGTTTTGCCTACAGTTTTATCTTTGGCTGTTGCTAGAAAATTATTTGCTTCTCCAACATTTGTTGCAGCAGCTTCAAGAACAGACAAAGGATCTATTATGACTGTGCTTGATATGACCGAACAAAGTATTAGACAAGTAGCAGCTCGTGAATTAGGCATGGGGGGAGAACAAGCTTCGCAATTTGCAAGAGATGTAATGAGTGGTGCTATTGATGCATCTGGTGTTGAAGAATTAATTGCCCCAGGAAAAGAATTATTAAAACAAGGCATAAGCCAAGGTGTAGATACTTTTCAAGATATGGAAGATCAAACACAGAGATCATTCCAATCATCTCAAGCAACTTCACCTCAAATTGAAATGCCTAAGATTCAATCTTTTACTCCACCTCAACCAAACGATCCAACTAGAGCAGACTTTGATGAGCAGTTATTTGGCAGGCCTTCCAGAATAGGTTAAAACCCTAACTCATTGCGATCCATTCCTAACGGCTTATCAGACAAACATTCCCATCTATCTAACGGTATGTGTATATAAGGCTCGTTGTCTTCATCATAAATAGGATTGTCGCTTACATTCATTCTTACATCATAAACAAAGTCTTTCTCCCATTTGTGCATATAGATGCCGTCTGTCATAGCATAAACAATAATAAACGGCACTCCGGTTGCTAATGCAAAAGAAGATCCTTTCCGCAGCTTGTTTGTAGATATTATAAAAGTGTCGTATTTATCATGAGCAAAGGTGCGACATTTAACTTCGCACCAATAGTTCTTTTCTTTAGACTCTATCCAATAATCTAATGAATAACTTGTGGGTAACTTATGACAACTAACTCCCCAAAGGCCCTCTAAGAATCCTGCTACACGCTCTTCTCTTTTTTGGTCTTCTCTGCTTTCTAATGATGGTGTTTTCATATCACTCCTCAAAGAAGTTAGGATCTACAGCAACAAACCTTTTGGTTGGTCTGCCCTTGCCCCCAACTTTAATTTCAATTTCCTGGATTTCACCAGCATTTTTTAATCGTTCTATAATCTCTTTGACTTCATAAGACTTCATACTTCTAAATAGTTCATGCCTATCTACCTCTCTTTTAGATATGCCTTCCCCATTTCTAGATCTAATAAAAGACAACACTTGTTTGATACGAGACTCTGTTGCAGAGCTAGCAACTTTATCTCTGCATGACTCTATAAACATCAAATCATAGTATCTAATGTAATCTATAGACCACTTCATAATGTCTGATGTAATCGTCTTAGCGTCTGCATTAGAGGCTAATGTACATAACAAGGCTAACCTCATGGCTTTCTCTTTAGATCTACTGAGCAAAGGCTCTAGGTTATCTTTCTCTAATATGTCCTGTCTTTTGACAATCTCTCTGGCAAAGTCTTGCAACAACTCTTCTGACTGCTTATCAAAATTTAAGATAGTTTGATTTAGATCCATTTCTGAATTATCCCTAGAGGTATCACTAAGACCACCCTTTAGCCTTCTAATGTAATTAACCCAGTTAACTATAGTAAGAGGAGGTTCTGTATATCGTCTTAGATCTCCAACTCTTCTAGGCTCTTTAGATTCAACTACTACAAAACGGTTAAGAAAACCATCTGCAATACGACCACCATTTAATGCTGAATAAAAATTCTTAGGTACAGACAAACCAACTAATGTAATAGCTGGTTTATGTGTAACTCTATTCATCATCTGTTCTTTGTATTGCTCTTGCACTCCCATCAAAGAATAGTTATCTGGTCGCAGAGTCCCATGACAACGACCCCAAGCCTCCATAAGAGTCTGTAGGCCGTCCTCTTTATTGGTATTACCAGCGTTACTGATTGCTTCAAGCCTTTTACCAAACTCATCCATAATAGTAATCTGAGTAGGCCTTATCTTTAAAACAGAATGTACAGCACCACTTGAGGTATAGCCGTCTCCTACTATTAACTTCTCGTGGTCCGAAGCATTAATAACAGCTTCTATAAATGTTTTGATGTTCTCTTTACCCTGACCAGATTTAGCAACGCCCATAAAATACATACTAGAAAAATTGTTCATATTAGTTCTATATAAACGACCACAACTAACACTTGCTAATGCTAATGCACCAACTAAAGATAGTTCTGGTTGTGGCACTTGTGCAATATCCTCACAAAAATCAAACATGTTTTTAATTAAACCAGGTGGTGAAAATAGATCTGCTGGCGGACTAATGCTTTCTGTTGACTGTATAAATAATGGTGCTATTTGATTCTTTCTATCGTGCGTTCTTTTAACATTCTCTGCTACTGAGTCTATTTCCTGTTGAGGTAATGGAGGGTTATTATTCTTATTCCAGTTCTGCAAAAAGACTTTAACAAATTCAAGGTTTACATTTTTAGAAATTAAATACCCAGCTATCCTAGCTGCTCCATCGTTCCTTGATCCTTCAAGCACTCCATCTAATGAGAAGGGAGCTGTTTGTTTGCTGCTTTCAATCTTAGGTATGCCTGTAATTTGTATGTACTCTTTCTCGGTAAAATCTGGTAGATCTGTATGATCATGTATTTTCCAATCAGGAAACATAATAGGCTTGTAAACAGTACCATTAGCATGACGGTTATATGGCGCAATAATTAAGCCACCAACCCCCCGTATGTCTATCAGTCTTTCTATAGGAGTATCGTTAGTCCTTCTTGTAGCGAAGGTGGTGTAGTTTTCTGGGTTGTTATAATAGTAATGCATACCTTTACCAGTTATAACCTTAAAGGGACAAGCAGGTAAATTTCTCTCTACCCAATCCATAGCCTCTGGCGAGTCTGCATCCACAACAACAAATTTGCCGCACACTAATGCTACAACAAGATTGTCTCTATCTTTAAACCAAGATTCAACAAGTTCTCTAGAAGGCCTAGTCTCCTTGTATTGTTCCCAGCTTCCTAAGAATGATGGAGGTTTCTTGTTAGATCTCTGTAAAGGGACAACATTATAACCATCATCAAAATAAGCCAAGGCAATATCTAAGGAAGAATCATCCTCATTAATATTGAGTTGAAACACTCTAGTTCTGTTCTGTCAATATTTCGGATATAGAACCATATATAGATTCAAAATCTAATCTCCCCTCTGTTGCCTGTATTATTTGTTTAGCTTGAGCTATAGACGGTTGCCTATAACCATACCTCCAGGATTTACATGATGCTTCTGAGCATTTAAAGTCTTCCGAAGCTTTCTTATTGCCTAAGAATGCGATATATCCTGATAGGGTATAATCATCTACCTTTCTATCTTTGTGTTTTGGTTGTATGCCCATAGTGCTTAACTCCTTAAGTTTTTTTGTTGCTATTGATTTGGATCTAAAGTAGTAATTAGCCACCCAGGTCATGTCGTTTAATTTACCCATATACTTCTCCTAAATAATATGATTTACATATTGTAGGTTCTTCATGTATAATAATCAAGTTCATTTCAAATAAACCGTAGGAGGGTACAAAATATGAGCTTGAAAGATAAAATAAAAACACCAGACAAACTTGTCAATAAGCAAGGAGCAAAACTTCTTGTGTACGGCCAAGCCGGAGCTGGAAAAACTTATGCAACACAAACTATGCCAGGCAAAGTCTTGGTTATAAGTGCTGAAGCTGGGTTGCTTTCTATTAAAGATGCGCCCAACGTATCTGCTATTGAAGTAAGTAATTATGATGATTTAAGAGAGGTTTATTCTGCTCTAAAATCTGGCGAATTAGTCTACGATAGCGTGTGTTTAGACTCTGTATCAGAGATCTCTGAGATCTTATTGGTGCATGAAAAGGGTAGAAACAAAGACGGGAGAATGGCTTACCAGAATGTAGCTGAAGCAGTCACCAGTCTAATGAGATCATTTAGGGATCTAGATATGCATGTATTATTTCTTTGCAAAGAAGGCAAAGATAATAATGATGGCGTATTTTTCTTTGGTCCTAAGATGGCAAGTAAACCTCTGGGAGATTCGATAACGTATTTCTTTGATGAGGTTTTAGCACTTCGTATTATTGACGATCAAGATGATGATGGTAATGCGATAGCTGCGAGGTGGTTACAAACGAGAATAGGTCAAGGCTACACAGCCAAAGATCGTAGCGGTAAGCTAGAAGCGTTTGAGAAACCTGATTTAACTGCTCTAATTGCAAAATTAGGGTTTTCTATGAATGTTGAAAATAAGGAGAGCAAATAATGTCAGATTTTAATGATGTTGATTTTTTTGAAAACGTGGAACAAATGGAATCGAAAGGTCCAGAAGTTGCACCAACTGGTGATTACGAAGCAAAGATTATTGCTGCTGAAAAGTACAAATCTAAAAGCGGTAATTGGACGCAAAAATATACTTTTCAGATTGATGGCGGTAAATACCGAGATCATACTGAATGGTATAACTTATGGTCAACCAACGAAACATCTAAGCAGATAGCATCCGAGATGCATAGTCGTTTAGCTTTGGCTGTTGGGTTCAAGAGACTACCAGAGTTCGGTAAAGACTTTATAGGTAAAACTGTTAAAGTAAACATGAAGCAATTTGAAGATGTTTGGACAGATGGCGAAGGCCAACAAAGAACATCTCTCAAGTCTAAGATCATGAAACTTGAGAAGTCAACGGTTATGTCTCCCCCCCAAGAGGCAAAACCACCCTTTTAAGTAAGGGTAAACGAAAGGGGCGTCAAGCCCCTTTTTTTTGTGTTTTAAAAAATAATGGCCTCCTAAGAGGCCCGTAGTAACGTTTTCTTAACCTGGTCCAAGGGTTAGTATCAACGCAGTTATCACGTTTTTTACATGTTTTCCATTTGATCTATTGCCCAATTAATATAGACAACGGCCTTCTGGAGATCCTGGATATTTGCATCTTTAAGATCAGCTCTCCAAATATATTTAAAAGCATTACCTTTGCAATACCCTTTAAATTCTTCCGGAGTTAAAGCTGCCTTAATTGCCTCTATACATTCAACCCCCCCTTTTGTGTAGTGAGGGGGATGTTTAACTGCTGAATCTTTACTCATTTCCTATCTCCTAAACTATTATCAATAGCTTCATCAAGTATAGGTTTGACAGATTCATAACATTTTTTATACCTACGATCTTCACCATCCTGATCGTATGCAATATGATTCTTAGCCAAATGAAATATTCTTGATAACTCCTCACATAATTTAATTTCTAAAAATTTTCTATTCTCTTTCATTAGATTGTTATCAACATCAGTTAATACTTGCTCTGCAAAGTTTACTAATTTAGCTTTATTCACTTTGATTCTCCAGTTCCTTACATTTAGGACACTCTGTATCAGAAGTAACTACCATAAGATTACTAAATATAGTTGGTATTGGCTCACTTATATTTACAGGATTCTCAATATCA